CAACCGTTTGCCTAGCCTTAAACGCCCGAAGCGGAACGGTAAACGTATCGTCGATTTTTAGAATCGATTCCTTGGCTAGCACGTTGTCGATTATCTTTTCGTCGACGCAAAAGGCCCTCAATTCCTCAACCCTTTCGACGGCCATCGCTGTTCGTATTTCGCGTTCTGTCCGCCGCCTTGTTTCCTTGGTAGCTTCCTCGATGCGATTGCTAAAAGCCTTCTCTATTCCGTCGGCGTAGTTGATTACCCGCTCGGCTGCTAGCTTCGATTTTTCTTCGTGCGCCTGGATGTCGATTATCATTGCGTTATCGCCTCACCGTCGGATCGTCTTCATCGACTCGATAGGTCACGATCAACTGCATGTTTGCCCCGTCGATACCGCCATCGGACGTAAAGTTGATCTTGGTCCCAAAGGTAGCAAACAAAGCGTTCCCGTCGAAGGTATGCCAGGAACTAGCCGGGTTGCAGATGCACTTGCGAACATCTGACCCGAATTGATTTAGTAGCGTGTCGATCGCGTCTTGGCTTCGCTCTGAGGGCATCAAAACCAGACGGATATTGAACTGCTGAGCCAAGGCAACCGCCGGAGGATTGCCCGGACAGGATAGCTCAGGAACCTCGTTTTGGACGCCCTGAGTTATGATGATTTGGCGATCGATCGGCGTGTAGTTGGCAAATCGAGTGGGTCGCTTTACCTCTTGAACATCGGTTGGGTACGTAGTCGAATCGCCAACCATAGCCGATAGCCTGGATTCCAATTCGACCGCGATTAACTCAATGATGGCTAACGACACTCTAAAACCAACATCCCTTCATCATGCTCAACAAGCCGAACAATAGACCGCCGCTCAACCGGTTCGCCGACTCGGGGGGATAGTCCAATCTGATCCCCGCCGAGGTCTAATTCATCGCTTGCGATACCTTCGGCTTCATCGTTCGGAGCCCTGACCCTGAAAAGCGGAGTTACTAGGTCAGAGGCTTCCGGTAGCTGCAAAGAATCCTCTCGCTCGACTACCGCGTTGATCTTCCTCGACCGACCGTTTCGCTTGTAGTAAACGATCGATTCGGCGAAGTCTTGCGGGTTGGCGAATACCGTCTTGGCATCCTCGATGATGGTATCGTGAAGGCTCACGGATTAGGCTCGCTTGCAAGTCACCTTGAAGTAGTCAACAACAACCGAATCGACGTTGGCACTGGACGATTTTTGCAACTGAACAAGCGGTTGCAATCCCGAGGAGTAGCCGCTCATATCGAAGGTGGTTGTCGCGCCGACTCGCTGGCCGTCGATGTAGAACTTGACATCGCTCTTGCCGCCGGTGAAGTCAATCACGAATTCCTTGTACGTGGTCCCGAGCGTCACGCCGCTGGAGATGTCATCGTTGTCTCGCACCCCGTCGTCAGTTTCGAGGTAAACAAGCGTTGTGCTGTTTGCCCCTTCCATGCGAAACCATGCGTTGGCCGCAACATCGTTGGCGGTATCGTTTCGAGCCGAGCCAAGACCGAAGCAGAGGATTGAGCCGCTGGTGAAGGTAGCCGCCCCGATCTTTACCCGCATTTCAAGCCGCTGGATCAAGTCGATGTCAAAGTCGAGTGCGTCATTGAAGTGCAAGCAAACGTTCTCGACTTCGCTGGTGGATGCAAGCGTTAGGGTAGCTTCGCTAGTCCCTTTGGAATAGGTCGGAGCCCCAGAGGAAGAGGTGTCATCAACAAGCCAAGCCATAGCCGGGTCTGCCGAAGTTGGAAACGTGGCTACCGCCCCGTTGAAATCGTCGTAAAAAATCTGAAAGTCACGCATGTCGCCCATGTTCTTATATTCCTGTATTGTGAATTTTGTTGCCGTCCCAAAAAGCCCCCAAGCAATCGCCCAGGGGCTAAATTTCAATCGACACTACGCACGATTTGCGAATATGCCGCGATGCTCGATTACCGCCGCTGCAAACGATTGGCGAACGGTGTAGATGTACGAATCGTTTCGGATGTTGTAATCAGACTCCAAGACCGGCGATTCTTCGCCACTCAAGAAGCTGATTTCAACCGTGTCAATCAAGCTGTTATCCGCGATTGCATACCAGTTGGTCGCGCTGTTGGCGTCCAGGTATGGGCTTGCAACAACTCGCAACTGCCGAGCACCGCCGCGACCGTAAAGGTTCGAGACGCCGCTATTCTTCTCGCTCTCGACCGATGCCGTCGAATTGACAAGCTCCAATGCTGTCCCTGCGTAGGCCAAAGGCACTAAGAGTATCGACGGGGTGAGCCCGAGGAAGACGTCGCTGTTGAGCCCCTTCTGCTTGCCCATCACCTCAAAGGCTTTGTCAAGGGTCGCCTTGGCTGGAGCCCCTGCACCGCCCGAAAGGTTAGTCCCGGAGGTGTGCGATGCCGAGAACAAATTGAAACCATCGGGCATCAACGGATTTGACAGGAAGACATCGTAGATTGCTTTTTCCTGGGTTCGTCGAGCCGCCGAGCCGTGCATCGCTGGGATGCGCGAAAGTGCGTCCAGGTCGTCGTTGATAACCGTCTCCCAAGTGACGGTAAATTCCTTGCCGTACTTCTCGATCTTGTACGACTTGCGTTGGTCAACAACCTTGCCCTCTGGGTAGTCTTTGCCTTCAGGAACAACCTCAAGGTTTGGCGATTCGCCAAGGCTGATTCGGTTGATGTTTTTAAAATCGTCAACCGACTGGGCTTGCCTTACCCATTGGTCCCAAGTGTATGGGGCCTCGACATAAGACGCCGTGAGGGTCTTGCTGGCCGCATCCAAAAGCAGGCTGGAGAACGATCCGCTGGTGTGGTAAACGTCATTCGATCGACGGATATTCAGTCGGCCGGCAATCCCCGGGTGGCCCATTGCAATGCGAACGATATCGCCTTTGTTGTGGTGCTCTGGATTGACGCCCATTCGCCTTACGCAAGCCTCAGCAAGCCGATAGAGTCCGAGGTTGCGGAAGTGTTCCGCGCCTTGAACGTCTGGGGCCTTTTGATGCTTGATCTGGCCTTGGAAGCATCGCTGCACCAAGCCCGCCGAAGCTTGAGCCATGAATTTATCATGCTCGCTTTCGGTCACGCTGAAACTGGAGCCCTCGACGGCCCCGCCTAGTGGTTGAGAAGCCATCTTTCGGATGATCCTTTCTTGAGCGATTTCAACGGTCACGGATGGATCGTCAACCAAAGAGTCTGCGAAGCTTCGCTCAAGCTTTGCAACTATGCAATTGGAAACGATTGTTTTACGTCGGTCGGCGTCGGCCTTAAGTTGCCTTGCAACTTCGGCTTCGACTTTCTTTTCGGTGTCTTCCATTCGCATGGCGTCTTCGGGCTTTTCTTCGGCCCGCATGGTTTCTTCGGGCTTGTCGGCCATCGATTCGACTTGCCCCATCGGAGCCGCGTCAGATCCGGCTTGGCCTGCCGCTTTGCCTGCGAGGTAAACAATGATCTGCATTGGATCGGTCATGCCCTCAGGCAACCCGAGACCCTTCAACGTTGCCATTAGGCTTTCGTCCATTCTCTCAACCCTTTCCTGGTCGTAAGACCTGCGAACAGTAGAATTCGGATCTGCGCCCGTTGCGCAAATCGAAGCGTTATGGGGTTCCCATGCGGTAACAATTTCCGCTGGCCCCTCAATCACCTTGCCTTGTCGGGTGGTGTACGTTTGGCCCTCTCGAACGAATTGACGTTCAAGAATCTGGGCATCAATTGAGAAGTCGTTTAAGTGGCCTTCGGTGTATCTGGTTGCGACAATCTGCGAGTCTGGATCGCTTGCAAAGTCAGGCAGGCCCAAAAGCTCATCGCCCTCGATAACGATGTTGCGAATCGAGCCAAAGACGTTGCGTACGGTCTTGTCGTTGTGACTGTCGACGATAGGCAACTGCTTTTTGTCGTTGCGGAATCGGACCCCATCCATGAGCAATACTTGCTTGATCCAACCGCGATCCTGGTCGTAGATGTCAATCGGCGTTTCGGTCGCAATCACCGCTCGGCCATCTTTCACGGTCCCGAATTGGCGAACAATCGAACCGCCCTCGATAGGCTTGGCTTGGTGTCTTGCGTCAAGTTCCTTGCGTCGCTTGATTAGGTCGCTTTTGTTCATGCTGTCACCTCAGCCGGTAGCGTGTCCACTGATCCGTCTTTTGCGTCGTCAATTAGGGCCTGTACGCTCGCTTCGCTCATGCCGACCGACGATAGGAACACCCTGGCCGCCGCTTCGCTGATAGCCCCGCTGGAAAGCTCGTTGAGGGTCTTGGCAATGGCTTTGCGGTTGCGGTTGAATTGGAGCGTCGATAGCCCCATCATTTCGCCGCTTCCGGTCGCTGGTTGGGTTTCTGTCGCCCCTTGAGTTTGAGCCGCCGAAATCGCTAGCTGTTGCTGTTCCGGGGTCTGCAAGCCAAGCTTGGCAAGCAATCGATTTTCTTTGGCCCGCTGGTAGAAGACCGTCCGGAAGTTGAGCCCCTGGGCCCCAAGGACTTCGGAGTAGGTCGCCGTGAATGAATTGATGCCCGCTTCGCTTGTGACTTGCTCAACGCCCGGATCGACCCATTCCCATTTAGGTGTCTGCCATTCGACAGGGGTGAACCGCCTACGATCGCTTAGGATGTCAAACGACGAGGGGAATCCTTCTAGTCCAGTAATGGCCGCCCTGGTGCAGAACTGATCCCAAACAGGCTGTAGCAAGTGCCGAATAATGTACTTCTGAATGATGCGAAACCGCCGACGATCTTCGAGTTGGCTTGTCCGGCTCGAACTGTAGGAGGTTTGCGAATAGTCCCGAGCTACAACCTCGTAGGATAGCCCAGTGCCTACCGCGATACCCCGAAGGATAACCTTGGTCCATTCACCCGCGCTAGTGTTCGGTCGCGTTGGGTTGATAACCTCAACCGACTCATTCGGGTTGAGTTCGAAGACTAGCCCCGGCTCCAAGTATCGCTCTTGATTGCCCCTCCGGTCTGTCCCGTCGCCCGCTTCTGGGTCGCTTAGTCTGCCCAATGGCGTTTCGGTCTTGATTGCCGCCGTGAAGCAAGACGCAATAGCCGAGGCTTGGAGCTCGTTGTCGAGATACGTTCCAAGGTCGCGAATGGACGCCAATGCTGGAGCGAACCAAGTGACGCCCCGCGTCTGTCCGACTCGATCTTGCCTGAATAGATGGATGATTTCCCTGGCCGGGATTTCCTTCGGCGTCCTTGAGACTGCGTAGGGCTGCAAGGGGTGATCGTCATAAATCATATAGGCAAGGGGCTTGCCTGATTCATCAACCTTGATCCCGCGAATCACCCGCGTACCATCGCCGCGATCGATGCCCATCGTGTAGGTGTCTCGATCGGTCGCTAGCCTGTCGGCCTCGATGATTTCAAGGGCCATCGGAATCGGTCGAGAGATGCCCCGGTATTCCGTTGATGGTAGATTGACTACCCTGATTAGAACCTCGCCCGCTTCGACCATTTCGCGAAGGGCGATAATTTGGATTTCTTCGAGGGTAAGCCGCCCGTTGATATCCGCGACTTCAGACCACTCGGACCAAGCCTTATCGCGTAGGTCGTTGATGTCCTCGATGTCATCGCCTTCGGGGGTCTCGAAGGTCGATTGGGCTTGGATGCCAGCACCGACAACCGAAGAAACGATGGTATCTACAACGCCCCATGCGTAGGAATTGTCTCTAACCAGCCGCCTTGCCTCTGCCCTGAGACGGTCAGCCCCGAATGGGCCCATAAGCTCTTGGTCGGCTGGTAGATTCTTCGGGTGTCTGTTGCTGCTTACCCGCGATGGTTCGGCCCCTTGGTAGGATCGCGCAAGGGCCTTGCGTGCTTGCTGCCGTCGCAATCCTGCGATTGGGCTAACTGCCGAGACAACCGAATCAATAAATCGAGTAATCATCGACGGCCCCCCACGATTCGCCCGAGGGAGATACCGCCCGATCCGCTTTCACGCTGGACCTGATGCAACAACGCTTTTCGCTGTTCGAACAATGACGTTAGGTCAAGCTTGGTAACAGTCCTGGAGCCAATGCTATACTGCGACGCTCCCCCGTTTAGGAGGGCCTCTATAGCTGCGTCGATTAGTGCCAACATAGATGCCG